CCCCGTCGCTCTTCTTTTTTTTTTTTTTTTTTTTTTTTTTTTTGACAATGTTCCATTGCGATTTTTTTTAAAAATTGTTTCTGAATAGCTTTTTTCCAATTCAAAGATTGAAAGTGTAGGAAGATCTGATGCCTCATAAAGAGGCTCGGCAACCCCTAAAACTTTTGGTTTTGAAAGGAGAAAATCGTCAATATCTAAGAAGTACTTAAGAAAGCACTCATTTTCTAAGATATTATCCAATCTCTGATTTGCAAAATCGTTAAAAGTATATTTTAAAGGTATATCAGAAAGGTCCCGGTAGTTCTCTAATTGTAACAGAGCTGTAGCCATTTGAGCATTTGAAGGATTAAATTCACCACCATTAAGTGGTAGACCTAGTCCCCCAAACAATCTTGGAAGAAAGTAGTCTCTATGACTTCCTTTCAACTCATGGTTAAGATAGTTAAAGAACAACTCATTAGTTCTAAGTCGTTCTAAACCATCTGCTGCTGTCAAAAGTTCATCGAGCTGATCACAAATAGGAGTAAGGCTTTTATAAGCCTTGAAAGGATTCGAACTTGAATCCATTAATACTTTCGCTTGCCCCTTTAAAAGACCCGGATTCGGAATATAGATTTGTGTAAATTGTTTACAAATCTTAATCCCAAATATTAAATCTGATTGTGTGACCCAATAGGTTGTAGAGTTTATATTCACAAAGTCCACGGATAAATAATTCTTACCCGGTGATAAAGAAAGACCTGCAGAACGTGCAAAATCTTTCCAAATCGCATAGTGGTCAGGATTAGTGATAAAACATATATCGTCCCCATTAATGAGGACTCTAAATGTTCTTTCAACAAAATCCCAACGTACCTTATATCCAAGATACTCTTCAACACTAGCCCATAGAATGGCTGCATTGACAAGACACAGGACTGGAAAACTTGTTGGTGAACCCATTAACTGCCCAAAAACCTGTTCGACTACGTATTTATAGTCTTGACCCTCTAATAACATTTCTTCCCACTTCTCTAGATTAGGATACTCAATTTTGTGAGGTCCTAAAGTTAACTTTAAAACCTTAATCCAGAGATAGCTTAAATTACTATTTAAGGCAATGGAATTAATGAACGTTTGTGGAAGTGACGGATGCATATTGTCTGTTGCTTTTGTAAAATCCCCGGATACAAAGTGTGTAAAAAACTTTGTTCTTTCTGACTTCTCCATTTTATTAAAATTTTCTATTTTTAGTAGAGGAGTGTCTTGATAAACCTTATTAATATCGTTACAGTTATGGCGCATTCCGACAAATCGGAATACACTATCACCGCTACGGATAAAATTGTGCAATGGTTTTTGAATTAATCGACCCAACTGATAGACCTTTGCCATACCCTTTGTAATTCCCCGTACCTTAAAAGGTTCCAGGATTTGCGAATACTTGGCAGTACATTGATCTTGAAGAAGACAATCACTTTTAACATCAGCGATCATATCATTCAGATTAAAATCAGTAGTGTGTATATTACATACTCCACCACTATTATCATCAGCGACAATTTCAAGAAAGCCAGCATGATGCTGCCCTTGTTTGTCCTTAGTTTTATAGGTGTCACAAAAATACCCATATGCTCCTAGATTCGACGCGTAAGATTCATAACACGCTTGCAAACTAGGTAATCTCCATTTAGGAATATCATCATCAGAAAGATTCTTGTAATAAATCCGAGTTAATTGAGAAAGGCAATCGTTTATCTCGACTAACTTTTCTGGTTCATTAATTTGACTATAGTCATTACCCAACATTGAGTTTTGATGTTCTATCACAGCTTGAAGTTGCTGATAACGACTTATAGATAATGCCGCCCGCTTACAATTAAGTAAGGATAGTGCTAATTTTATTTTCTTATCATTAGCGACATTGGTTGAAGAAAAGAAACGTCTGGTCCAACCACCAATAACAAC